TTTTCTTGGTCTACCCATATGTATACTTGCAAGTATATCACGAATCTCTTTTACTTGCGATTCAGAATAGTATGCACGAATTTGCCAACCACGCTCACCATTTATTTTAGATCCAATAGGTGGCGGCACAACTCCTCGTTTTATCAACAAAGGAAGATACTTACGATGCCTATTGACAAGTCGTGCAGTTTCTGCTACAGTGTATGCCTTTTCTCTATTTTTTCTAAAATCAGTACGAAAACAAGTTTCTAATCTATCTTTTGTAATATTGTATACAGTTACCATTCCAGTAGATCTTGAACTATGGTGAAGTCTAACAAGATCACCATTTAAAAACCAAATATTTTGGTTTCCTTTTATTACAGGCTGGCTATTGTAGTTTTTGCTTTCAAGTTTTCTAGGTTTAAAAGCCATAAACCCTCCTTGCTATCAGAAGGCGGATGATAAAATGTTCTAGATCCACATCTGATACAATAAACTTCTAAATGTATTTGACTAGAGTATTGTCTATCAATAAACATTCTACCCTTGCAGCGTCTGCAATAAATCATTAACCTTGTTCCCCTTAATTAGGAATACCAATTATAATAAGGTTGACAGCCAGAGAAAGATCTCCAGATGCGCCAAATCTTACTATTCCTTCTACCCTTGATGTAGTTACAGATTTTAAAATAACTGTAACATTTTGTCCTGCTGGTGTATTTCCAATATTTACTGCTGTTGCAGTTGCAATTGGAGCATACTTAAAATCTGATGGAAAGTCATAAGAAAAAGTTTTTTCGTTTCCTGCGTTAACTGTAGAGTTATTTGCTACTTCAATATATCCACCAATTACTCTTGCTTCTGATGTTTTTACACTTTGCTTACCAGCAGAAACGGTATCTACAGTGGTATAGTTATATGTAGCAGATGAAACCTGCGTAGAAATATCATTAATAGTATCAGCCAACTGATAGATGTATGTAACATCTAGTGGTTGACCTCGTTCTGGTAGTGGTACTTTTGCCATTATCTCTCCATTATATCATTAGACTGTTTCATTTAAAAGCCTATAAACTTTTAAAAATGGTGTTCCAGGAGCACCGTCTGCTCTTTCTACTGGTTCACCCTTTAAATATATCTCTATGCTCATTCTGTTTGGGGATGATGGCTGAACAACGCCATTTATGGTATATGTATTAGGTATTGGCAAAGATAAAGATGTTGTGTCAATTCTTTCTTTATATAACCAATCTCCATCACCACCGCCACGATCCCATCTAACCCAAATATCATATTCATGTGTTTTTGTAATAGAATACGTTTTTGCATTAACCACTTTGGTCACTTCAACAGAATCCCAAACAATAGACGCTATGCTTCCAGCCTTATAAAACTGTATATCTCCTGTAACAAATGTAAATCCTGGCTGCAATAAATATACTGGAGACCAGTGTGAAGTTCTGTTTTTATCAGATGAGACTATGCGGTATCTTACAGAATAACCCTGTGTTTCTGTGCTTAATGCTGGAAGGTTTTCTATTGGTGTAATAAATTTTTTAACAGTTTCTTGCGTAGCCATTATGTTACACCCACAGAAAATCTAAATTCAATATAGTTACTGGTGTTTGGACTTTTAATGATAGTCTCTGCGTCACTTGTTTTAACTACTGAATACCCAGTGAGACCATACAATGGGTTAGTAGTAGCAATATTTTCCAAACGAAGAGCATCAAGGGCAATGTAATAATCATCTGATGGAGTATCAGAAACTAATGCACAAGCATATATTTTTACAACAGTTACAGCATTCCATGTAAACCCTTGTGTCTGATATAGTTCTTGTAGTTGTTTCTTAATTACAAAATATCTATTTGTAGAAAAATCATATGTTCCACCAGTACCGCTTCCATTTTCAAGTTCTATTTCAAATCTTGCAAACTCACCGCTATTTTCAGTATCTGTTTCTGCAAAATCTACCAAAATTCTAACGGTATCTGGAACTAAAGATGAACCGCCATCTTTACTAATAATAGAAAATGCAAGCCTAAGTTCATCTATTGGAGAGTTTCTTGTAAAGTTAACATCTGCTCCAGTTAGGTGTATGTGATTTGATCCTGACTCAATAACAAAATGACCTTCTGCGCTTCCAGTAGAAGAATCAATAGTTAGGTCTGCATCATCTCCACGAATTAAAATAATATTATTTAAAAATCTACAACGCTCATATCTTTCTGGTCTTGGTGATTTAAAAAATATTGAGTTATCTGCATTTGTTTGAAATACTTTGTTTGATGTTGCAATAATATTATTGTTATCTGGATCATCAAGTGGACTTGTAATAGTTGGAATTGATGTTGCAGCAACATTTGTGTGATACTGCCAGTTTTCACCCTGAGTAAAAGCAAAAACTGTTTTGCTATCAAAGGCTCCAGCAGATGGGTTAGATCCTGCTGAATAAAGACCTATCTCAGAAATCTCATATCTTTCTTCTGTAGGTAATTCTGCTGTAAGAACTATCTTTTCTGTGCCGCTTTCATTTACGAATCCTCTTGATGAAATTGGTACACGAAACATCTCAAAGTCTAGGTTTTGTTTTGTAGCATAGTTACCGTATGGATCAGATGTATCCAAGGGCTGTGCTCCGCATCCTATAGCAATATAAGAAGCATAGGCTGGTGCCTGCCCAATAAGATATTTACCAATGATGGATTTGCCTGTGTTTGTAATCATAATTCCGCCTCATATATTGTACCACCTGTAGTAATTTCAACCTCTATCTGCTCATCTTCTTGAAGATTAACAGCCTCTACAATCAAGTCCCCAGTTTGTGTGTCTATATATACGTGTTCTTCATCTGGTCCGCCACCAACTATGGGAACCTTAGATTCAAACTTTATAGCAAAGTTTTGAAAATATTTATCTGAGGTAGCCTGAATTGCCAAAATATTATTTGGATTATATTCTTGTTGAATTTGTGTTAAATTTTTAATAGGTTGATAAATAATTTGCTGACCATTTACCGTATCATTTCTAGCAACATTAATTAATTCTTGACCACCAATGTTTTCAAAAATAAGATCAGACATAATCTGAATTGGAACTGCTTCTTCGTCAAATAAAATAGTATCTATTGGTGCAGTTTTAACTGGAGGGGGTGGTGGAGTTTGTGTAACTGGGCTAATATTTGATGGTTGAGAAACAATGGTAGATGGAGTAAGTGGAATAGGATCGGGAGTAGGTGAATAGGTTGTGTTAGAAGGAGTATTATCTCTTTCAGATAATGCCCTTCTCCTTCTTTCTTCTTCTTCTGCTCTTTTTATTTCTTCTTCTGCTCTTCTAATTGCGTCATCTTGTTGAGCCTTTGCTTGTGCTTCTCTTGCACGACGCAATGCTTCCTGTGCTTCAGCAACAGCAATTCTTGCATCATCTTGAGCCTTTTTAGCCAATGCCCTTTGTTGTGCAAGTTCTTTATCTTCTGCTGCTCTTTTTGCTGCTAACTCTGCTGCTTTTTGTGCCGCTTCTGCCGCCTTTGCTTCTGCTATTTTTGTTTTTTCATCTACAACAGTACTTTGTCTTTCTCCAGAACGATATGACTGATACTCCTGCATTGATCTTTCTTCTGCCATTCTAAATCTACCAGGATTGAAAGAACTATTGACTGCTGGTGCTTTTTCAGACTGTTTTGCTGGTGCTGGCTCGCCTCCACCATCAATAAGCATTTGACCAAAATTAAAAAACATTTTATACCTCGCTTAAATACAGCATCATATTAGGACCTGTATTATTTCTTGAGTATTCAATATTATATATTACAAATCTATCGCTAGTTGGTGCCACCAAGTCAAGACCTTCTTGGTTTTTATAGTTAATTGTAACTATGTCTCCAAGTTGAAGTGTTGGCAAAGAATAAATGTTCATACCAACAGATTTTTTGGGAACCATAATTTTATTAATAATCCAACCCATCAAAGCATCTGCATCATCTTGTGTTTGAATATACGGAGTATCAATGCTAAATTCATTTTTACCATATATTAATCTACTTAGTTTAATATCATCGTATTTTGCTTTTTCTACTAACGGAGAATATAGCAATGCGGTTCCACTAAATGGTGGATCAGACAGGTTGCTCTTTTTGCTAAAGTATTCATCTACTGTTAATTCATAGGTAGTGTCTTGTGTAAATGCTACACCCTGAATTCTTAAATAGTTACCGCTTGTTTCATCAAGAACTAAAGCCTTGTCTGAAGCATTAAATATTAAGAACTCAGCCCCGTATGAGTCAGCCTGGAATCCAGAAACTGAGTATCCTTTAATGCGGTTAAAGGTTGGAGACATTTGTGCATACAACGCTGGGTATGCTTTGTCATATCTAATATCAAAATATGCACACTCACGCATAATGCTTCCAAATTCATCAAAGTACATATTATATTTTGGTGGTTGTTGTGCACTAATTCCAGAAAGGTAGGTTCCTTGAATAATACCACTCATGGCATATTTACGGAAAGATTCATTAGCATCAATTTGCTTATCTCCAAAAACAGCAGATAATGTTTCTCCAACTGTGAAAACTGTATTCTGAAAATAATTTTCAGATAGTGCATATACGTGCTCAAACATACATCTAGAAGAGCCACGAGTAAATAAAGCCATATTATTATAAATAGGTAGTGGATCTGGATCATCAATAATTTTAATTAGTCTATTATTAATATATAAGTAGAATCTTCTTGTTTTTCCTATGTCTTGATATTCTACTGCTAAATCATATACCGTCGGATTTTCCTCACCAGCCATCCTGTACTGACCAGTAAATCTACCATCATCAACTGTAATTTTTGCTAAACCGCCATAAAGTTTTACAGGAATTGCGTTATTGTTAGACGCATCTTTTTTAATTTTGTAAAAAACAACATTGTTAATAGAAATATCTGATTGATTATCTTTATCTAATTGTAAGTATGATTCTATGTTATCACTTGTCAATGCAGCAATTTCAAAATAATATCCATTGTTGGTTGTTGGATTAAGCAATACTGCCAATCCTCCTGAGCCACCACCTATTGCTACTGGCTGATCTGGTTGAACTCCAGAAACCTGATAGTATGTTGTGCTTCCATTTGGAGTTTGACTACGACGCTCATTGTTCTCAATCTTGCCAATAATACGCATTCTTGTTCCAAAATGTTTATAGGAATTATCTAATTCTTTATAGACATAAGAAACTAAGTCAATTGAAGTTTCAGTTGTTTCAAAGGTTGGTCCATTCATTACTAAGGCTGATGATTGAATTGTTCCAGTTTTTGGAGATATAGTTGAGTTCACTGGAGTCTCCGTTGTATAACTTGAAGACATAAAGTTTTTAATTGTTCCGCCTCTTGATGTCTGCTGGGCTTTAGAGTTATTTACTCCT